CGGCAGTCAGGTGTTCGATCAGCACACGAATCCGGTAGCCCTGCAGCGACTCCAGCCCGTCGCGCTCCGACGACACCACGATATAGCCCTCGCTTTCGCCGCCGAAATCGGCCGGGTCGACATCCTGCGAGGTGCCGGCAATGCCGCTATAGGTAAAGAGCACCACGCCTGCCAGATCGGTCAGCGTCACCGTGGTGGTCTGTCCGGCTTCCGGCGTCACGTCGCCATCCGTCCATGCCTTGATGACCGCGGTTTCGGTCTCCCGGTTGCGGCGCGCCCAGCTGACCGGGATCGGATTGACGCCGACGCAATCGACAATGCCGGCAAAACCATCATCACCGTCGACCTTCACATCCGCCGGCCTGAGCGGCAGATGCGGCCGCGCCGTCATCGTCGCGCTCTCCACCGGCGCCGCGACTTCGGCCAGCGTGCCCTGCGAGGTCGATAGCAGTATCTTGTAATTGACCGTCTCGCCTTCCGCCCGGATGTCGATGTCGTCGACAAAGGACATGTCGGCATTGATGAACCACACCGGCGTGCCGGCCGGCCAGGCGCGCGGCACCGTATCCAGCACGCCGCGCGTAAAGGTATAGCCGCTGAGGCCGACATCGGCGATCAGGCAGATTTCGCTCTCCGTCTCGTCATCGCCCTGGATCAGCATCAGACCGCCGACCACCGGGCCGTCGCCCTGCGTCTGGTCGGGAAAGGTCAGGATCACCGTCTCGACCTCGGGCGACAGCGCATCGGGCAGCGTGGCGCGGCTGGCGATGGTCTTGGTGCCGAAGTTCTCGTAGCCGGTGCCGCCGGCGGCATCGGTCGCCTCGCCATAGAGTTCAAACGTGTCGGTGTCCTGGCCATCCTCGGCCGCCAGGACGCCGGCGAACACTTCCGGATAGTCGAGGCCCTCGAGGATCGACGCATCGACCAGATTGACGGTCACGTAATAGGGCAGCGTGATGATCTCGGCGTGGTCGGCTGCCGATGGCGGTTCCGAGGTATCGGTCCATTCCGATTCCGGCGGCTCCGAATAGTCGGCCAGCGCCAGCGAGAACACATCCTCGACCAGCGAGGTGCGCACCGTTGAATCGCCGGGCTTGCCGTAGTCGACCGGCCCGACGCGCATGACGATCGAATCGATGCCGTCCTCCGGGCTGTTCAGCACGCAGCAGTCGCCCGGCAACAGCGCCCAGGCAGTGCGGTTGACCTCCAGGTCGCATTTGGCCAGCGGTGTCGAGGCTGATCTCAGATCGCGATGCGCCAGGCGGGTCGCCAGGCTTGCGTTGCGGACGCCGTAATAGTTGCGGCCGTCGCTGATCACGCCGCCCTGCGCCTCGATGTTGGCAAGATCCTGAGCGACGACGGTTTCCTCTTCCTCGTTGTCCGGGTTGGTCCAAGTGACCACGATCTCGTTGATCGTCTCGCCCCATAATTTGCGGCTGAAATTCGTCACCGTCGAATTGTCCGGCGTGAAGACCGGCAGCGACGGGACCGAATAGTCGTTGCGGATCAGCTTCAGCGTCAGCAGGCCGGTGCGCGGATTGACGAACAGCGTGGCCTCGATGTGATCGAGCACCTCGCGGATGAAATCCTCGATGGCGCTCTGCCGCGTCCAGATCATCGACAGGCCGAAAGTCTCAGAGTAGAGCACCACGGCCGCCGCATCGAAGGCGTCGTAATCGATGGCGCTCGGCGGCGCGCCCATCCCCCAGTTGGGATTGCTGAGGCACTCGTAGATGATATGGGCCGGGTTGGAATCGAACTTGCCGGCCGGCATCAGAAACCAGAACGAGGTGGCGCCGAGATGCGTTGCCATGAAGGCGCCGCCCCATGTCCTGTTGATGCCGCACCATGAATAGGCAACGCCTGGATTGACGAATGGCGAGGTGTCGATGGTGATGGTCCGGTCAAACGTCAGGCTGGAGATATTGATAATGCGGATGTATTCGACGGCCGTCGGCGCTTTTTCCGGCAGAGCGATCAGGCCGCCGCCGAGGTCCATGCGCTTGGCCAGCATGCCGCCCGGCGTACCGAGGCCGGACCCGTTGCCCGTCTTCGATCGTTTGAGCGTCGTGATGGCGGCGTCGTAGACGAGAATATCGCCATTGGTGCAGACGATGACGACCTCGTCGGTGTCCTCGACATAATGCGCCACCCGCACCAGGCGGCCGGCGATGCCGGGCGGCGTCGTGTGCGCCGCCGAGAAGGTGCCGTTCCAGCACACCAGCACGAGGTCGTTATAGCCATTTCGGCGGCAATAGGCGTAGGTCGCCCCCATCGACAGTTCATCGATCGCCTGCGATCCCGCCGTGATGGTCAGCGGCTGCGTCCATTCGATCGCCCAGGCGCCACCGCCACTTTTCTTGAGCAGCATCCACGGACCGCCGGAGCCGGCTGGTCCCAGCCAGGCCAGGGCATAGCGCGTGGCGCCGATCAGGATGTCATCCATCGCGAAGCCGAAATTCAGATCGGCTGACGCGCCGGCCGCGAGGACCGCCGCCTTCAGGCTGATCGACTGGCTGACCGCCATGTCGGAATCGTGCAGATTGCGGATCTCGAAAAACGTCGGCGCCGAGCCGGTTCCGTCGCCGCCGATGCGGCGGAACAGCTCGCCGTCGTCGGTGATATGGACGGTGCCGCCGTCCAGCGAACTGTCGCTGACCGCGATGGTGCGCGATTCGCCGCCGGGCAGCGTGAACACCTGTGCGGTTCCGGCGCCACGAACGCACCAGTCGCCGTTGCTATCCCACTGATAGGGATCGTTGCCGGTGCCGAGTGTCCCGAAACTCACGCCGGGATCGGTCAGCGTGCCGCCGCCCGACCGAAAGATCTTGGCATAGGCCGCCGGAAGGCCGATCGAGGCGCGGCCGATCTCGCACCAGACGCCGGGCAGATAGGGCGAGTTGGCCTGCCAGTAAAAGCCCCGCATGTCCTGGCCGGGACGATTGGCGAAGAAAATCGAGGCGATGCCGCGATAGGCCGGCATGGTCGCCGAGGTGCGGCCGTGCTTGGCAGCCAGGGTTTCCGGCATCACTTGGGTCGCGGTTCCCGGCATCCAGGTGACATTGCCGTCGACGCCGCCCTCTTTCTTCAGGCCGCCGAACAGATTGTCATTCCTGAGAACGGCGGTTCCGCCAACCGTCCACAGCACCGGAGTGGCCGCCGGCCAAGCGGGTTTTTCAGCGATGAAGATATTCGACAGGTATTCGACCGGGCCGGCGCAGATGCCGAAATGCATCGACATCGCGTATTTGGTCACATCCTGTTTCGGTTTTTTCTTCTTACCCATTGCCGCGCCGGTCCCGTGTCGCCTGCACGATCTGCGCCGCGATCACATCGCCGGACGCCAGGAATTTTTCCTCCTCGATGCCGTTCCTGATGAAGTCCCTGAAATCGAGATCGTGACGAAAAAACCAGTCGCGCGCGCCGGCCACGCAATGGCCGGTCTTGCGGATGTCGTCGATGGTGATTTTCTGGCCGCGGTCAGGCATTGATCTGGAAGGTCCGTTTCTGTTTGTCGCCGTACCACAGGACGTTCAAACCTTTCACGATCACGGTTCCGAACACCACCGGGACCGGCTTGCCGCGCTCGGCGACCGGGTTTTCCAGATCCTGGGCTTCCGGCGGTTTCTGGGTCTTCGGCTTCGGCCTGAGCAGGAAGGCGATGACCTGGAAGGCGATCGCCACCAGCAGCCAGATGAACCAGCCGCCGCGCTCGTCGCGCCAGAAGCGGGTGAGAAGATCGAGGATCTTTTTCATCAATAATACTGGTTGCGGTAGCCGGTCGGATTGTTGAGCGGGATCCACGGACAGCCGCCGTGGTTCAAAATGTTGTTGAACAGGAACTGGCAGTCGTCCATCTGGTGATTGCAGCCGAGGATCGTGCTCACCGCATCGCCGGGATCGAGATCGCGCAAGAGGCCGCCGAGCGCCAGCGTGTTGCCGCTGACCGAAAGGATCTTGCGCTTTTCGGTGCCACCATCGTCATTGATCCATTCGAGGATTCCCTCGCGGAATTTGCTCGGATCGAAGGAACCGTTCCAGCCGGCGTTGAGCGTGGCCGAGGTACCGGAGATCGAGGCCACCGTGCCGGCCACCGTCGAGGCGGCGCGGTTGGCCTTGCACTCGTCGCCGTAAAGCACATGCGGGCAGCCGAGCTGATAGTTGCGGCGCAGTCCCGGCCGCCTGAGCGACGAAGAGACCGGCTCGCAGGTAGCCATGCACTCGTCGCCCTCGCGGCCGACCGACAACACGCGGCCCGACCAGACGACGAGGAATTCCGGCGGATCGGTGTCCGACAGATGGCCCTGGCGAATGATCAGCGTCACCGGTTGCGTCGGCGGATAGACGCGGAACTTCTCCGAGAATTCGACATCGCGCGGCATCCGAATCGCCAGCGTCGTGCGGTCGAGCGAACCGGACGAGACCACGGCATCGCGCATCGCTGGCGTCGGCTCGTAGGTGATGCTGTCGCTGATGATTCCCTGCTCGGCATCGGTAATGGCGAAATAGGTGAGCGGCGTCACGTCATAGATGAAATGGTAGAGCGTCACCGGCTGGCCTTTCTGCCGGCTTTCCTCGATCGGCGCGAAACTCATGGTTGGCTTTACTCCACCGCCAGATTTTCAAGCATCTGCATCGAAAGTTTAATTTCGGCCACGTCCTCCATCGGCCACGACTGGGTCATGGTGTCGGAGGAAAACCGCCACAGCGGCAGCCACGATACCTGGTCGATATCGTCTGCCGCCACCGTCAGGGACGAACCCAGCGTCAGCACCGAATTGCCGCCGGATGGCGCGATGTCGGTCACCAGGCTGGTCAGCCAGGTGCCGTCGGTCTTGCGGATGGCCACCGCTTTCCACACCGTCGAGCCGGAATAGACGCTGTCGGTCTCGGTGCCTTCGACAGTGAGCGTGGTGCCAGCAATGCCGCCGACTGGGATCATGTCGGCCTGCCAGGTCGGCATGTAGAACTCATGCTGGCGGCCGAGCATGCGATCGAAGAATGCGCGGATCAGGTCGGCATGTTCGAAGTCGCAGGCGGTGTAGTTGGCCTCCCATATGCGGGTCGAGAAGCCGATGGGGAAGAACCGCCGTACCCGCCCGAAGCCGAAGTCGACTGTTGCTGCGCCGTCCTGCACCCGGTCGATACCGATTTCGGTCCAGCGGTTGGGAGTGACTAAAAAGACCTCGCGGCCGGCCAGCGTGGCCGAAGCCGTGCCGGGATCCTCGACCGGCTCCGAGCCGGGATCGACATGGAAGGTGATCGACGCCTCGACGACGCCATGGGTGCGCGAGGTCAGCGGCGCCGGAATGGAAGGATCGAGATAGCCGGTGAGGGAAGGGGAGAGGCGGGTGGGCGCCGGCCATGCGGTGGCGTCGGATTCCTCGAAGCTGACCGTGGTGCCGGTGATGTCGTCGACGGTGCGGAAGGCGGTGCGGAAGCCGCTGTCGAGGATCAGCGTGGCACCTTCAAAGATCCAGCTCGGGACGGGATCGATGGTCAGCGCCGAAAAGCCGGGCGGCAGGCCGTCGTCGAACTCGACGAAGCGCACCCGTTCGGGAATGGCAAGCTCGATGCGCTGCGCGTTGACCATGGCGCGATCGAAGGCCCGCACGTTGTCGTCGCACAGCGCGGAAAGATATTCGATGCGCTTGCGCGGCGTCTGCCGCATGGCGCGCCGCTGTTCCTTGCCGGACCGTGACACCAGAATCTCGGTGCGGTATTCGCGCGTAACGTCATAGGGCGCCCGGTTGAAGGACGGCCCGAACGGGAACAGCGTGGCCAAACAATCAGCCCTGCATCGCCTGGCGGAAGGCGCCCGGCTGCGCCCGCACCGCATTGAGGATGACGTTAACGCCGTCAGGCCGGCTCAAGGCTTCCGAGAGGAAGGAGCCGCTGTCGAAGGTGTTGACCACCGTGGTGCGGGTGTTGAACTGCTGCTGCGCCGGCGGCGGTTGCACGAAACCGCCGCGGGCATAGCCGGGCAGTCTCGGCAGCACAAAGCCGCCGCTGGAATAGCCCGGCGCGCCGCGGTTGATCGCCTCGAGCAAGGCGCGGTGCTGTCTGGTCGCCTTGGCGTTAACCACGAATTCCTGGCCATGGACGATGCCTGCCGCCTGACCGGTCGGCCGGTCGCCGGTATAGCCGCCGGAGGCGTACAGACCGCCAGGGCCGCCAACGAAAGGCACTGCCGGAACGCCCAGCAGGCTGCCGAAGAGTTTCATCATTGCCGCCTGCACCACCATCTGCAGCAACTGGTCGGCAATCCGGCTCACCACGTTGTAAAGCGCCTCGGCGGCAGATACGCCGTTTCTCAGATCCTGGACGAAGCCGACAACGGCCTGAGTCGCCATACCAGCGAGTGTCTGCTGCAGCTGCTGCAATACCTGCGCCTGCTTCTGAACTGCCTTTATGGCAGATTCCTGGGCGTTTCTGGCGGCGTCTGCCGCCAACTTCTGTCGTTCTGAAATGGCGAGAGCCTCATTGCCCGCCTGTGCATTGGCAGCCGCCTTCTCGCGAATCTTGGCAATGTCGGCATCGGTCAGCGTGATGCCGTCCTGCCGCGCCTGGTTGAGCGCCCTTTGCAGCTCCGTCTCGACTTCAATGGCGACTCGTTTCTGATCGGCATTCAGGGTTGAGGTAGTGTTGATCTCATTGATGCGTGTCGCCAGTGATGCCTGCTCGTCGAGCGATGTCAGATAGTTCTGCAGGTTTTCCTGCGCCCGTGCAGTTGCGTCAGCCTGCTGCTCGATCGTCCGTGCCTGCTCTTCGTTTATTCTGGCAGCAGTGCCTTTGAGCTGCACGTGAACCTTGTCGCGCTGATAGAGGCTTTCGCTCACCCTATCGAGCTGTTCGAGTTCAGGAACCATTTTCACGGCGGCGCGCAGCGTCTCCATCGACACGCCCTGGCCGATGTCGACAGCGGCACCGACTTCGTGACGGCTGCGACCCGGTGGTGCCGCGACACCACCGGTACCCGCCCTGTATCGGGCATAAGCCTCGGCCTGCTGCTGACGAGAGCGAACCGCACTGGTGATGCGTGCCGTTTCCGGCAGCATGGTGAACAGCTTGGCTGTCGCAATCGCCATCTCGTCTGTGAGATTGACCATGCTCGCGCCAATTGCGTCAGTCGCCGCCTTGGTCTGGAGAAACGCCCGCGCCGCATCGCCGGATGCCGTGACCGCTGCACGGAACTGAGCCGGCATCTGCACGACGCCCTGCATGAATGTGCCGCCGAGGTCGCCGGGCAATGCGCCCGCCAGTTCCCGCACTGCGCCAATCAGCGGCCCCAATGGCCCGAGCAGATTCTGAAAGCCCTGCAGCATGCCTTGCAGAACACGGCTGGAATCCTGGCCCAGCGTGTTCATCGCTTTATCGAGTTCATTGACCTGAGGCGTCACGCCGATCAGCGTCGTGCGGATTTTTTCCAGTTGTTCAGCGAGCTGTGCGGCATAGGGTCCAGGCAACTGTTTGAGAACGCCGATCATGTCGTCCAGGAATTTTCGGATCTCAGCCACGCTGCCGCCGCCCGATTCCAGTTGGCTGATCATGAACTCGATTGACTGGCCTGCCTCTTTGACCGTTTTGCTGAATTGCGGAAAGATGACCGGACTTTCGAACAGCTCGAAGAAATCCCGCACCTGCGGTTCGGCGTTCCGTAGCGCATCGGTGATCGGCGCCAGCAGTTCCTTGCGCCCGATGGTGATGCCTTGCCGACTTTTACGCAGTTGCTCCAGCCGTTCCTGCGCTGCAACGATCTCTCTGAGTGCGGCCGGCGCCTCCTTCCAGTCGGTCACCACTTCCTTGAGCAGCGTTTGCTGCCGCTTCAGTTCTTCATTGAGTTTCTTCTGCGCTTTCTCGGCTTCCTTGGCGCCTTCCTCGCTACCGAAGAAGTAATCGGTCGCCGCCGCAGCCGCCAGGCCGAATGCCACCACCGCCAGGTTGATCGGATTGATCATGCCGAGCATTGCTGTGCCGAGCGTGCGCGCGCCAGCGGCAAGGCCGCCGCCGCCCAGTATCTGCGCGATCTGGCCCAGCTGCATCTGCAGCGCGCGGATGCCCTGACCCGAAGCCAGGCCGCTAAAGATGTCGTTCAACTGGAATTGCATGATCCGCGCATCGTTGGCGATCTGGC